GAGTTGAAGGTGACACGCTTCTGGAAACGCTTGACGATCACGCCGTCCTCTTCAGCGATGAATGCTTCAGGAAAGAAATCAACTGTGGTGACGAGTGTGGTGAGTTGCATGGGGTGTTCCCTTGACTACTCACGTAGTATGGCACAAAAAAAGGGGTCATGCGAGACCCCTGTGACACTTCTTAAACTGTCATCAATATCGTTTTGGAACGTTTTGCGTCATGTACTCTAGATCGCTGTGGTCCCATGCTTCCATAGCATCAACCGCACGATGACCTAACATAAGTTCTTTGAGTGCTACAGCACGTTCTAATGAACTCTTATGGTGCTTTATTACATCATCGATGCCAAATAGCATCTCTTCATATGTTTGTCGTGCTGATACTCTCTCATCGTTGAGATAATCATCGATAGCATCTTGCATACGATCTTTTCTTTGCTGTGAGTATGATGCACGAAGTTCTTCCTCATTATTACGAATTGGGGACATTGCTGTAGGTCTTGGCACGTTAGTTTTCATTGATTAAACTCTTCATTGCGTCTTTTGTCAAGGTATTCAATAATTTCTCCGCGCCATTCAAGCAATTCATGATAGCATTGCTGATCATGTGCGTCCTGACGCAACTCATGGTCTGGTTTCAATACACTCTCATAGAAAATGGAAAAAGCATCCTTACTTTTCTCGTGCTTGGTAGTGTTAGTCCAATCCATGTGTTCTCGTGGTTACTAGGGTATTTTACAGTAGTTCCAATGGATATCCAAGGAACTTCATGTTTATTTAACTATTTCCAAACTGGTCCTTTAAACCATCCTACAAGAGCATGGCGGGATCCTGATGTAACTGGTGTTACTTTGTGCATTTGCCGTGAATCAAATACAATTAACGACCCACGAGTTTTAGTTTGCACTACATCTTCTGGATTCTTTGGATCACCACCTTTGAACACCAAATCACCTCCTTCATAATCTTCAGGATCCGACAGTTGCAAAGAAAAAGACAATTTTCTAATCAATACATTCTGTTGGGTGATATGATATAAACTACGTGGTTCATCTGTATGCCAGTCATAATGTCCACCTTCATTATACACGGAGTATTGTAGATGATTACCACTGATTTCTTCAATATCATATTTAAAATATTGACTATTGATGTTATCAATATAATACGATATCATGCCAGCAACCCATTGTTGTTGAGGAATCCAATGAATTTTGGTAGTCCTTACTGCAGATCTTTGAACCTGTTCAAAGTCTTTAGAGTCTTTCCATTGCTTAATAGTTGCATCACTATCTGCTAATGAACCATATTGATTAATCAACATAGCACACAACTCTTGAGGAATTTCAGTTTTGATTGCAATAATTGCTTGATTAATGCTAATCTCAATTAGTGAAGATCGGGATGATGTCTGTTTTTGCATGTTCTGTCATATTAATGTGTTGTTCCCATGCTGCGGCGTCTTCCAAATTGTAGAAGATCGCTTCTTGGCGGGAGGTTCTTTTCTTCTTGCTCTTCATCCAAACGACTGCGTATTTCATGCCAAAAAGATGGATAAACTAAAAGGTTAACATAGTGACGACCCCAGCGTGAATTTGAGGAGTCGGGAAGTGGGATGTCTTTGAAGCAAATAGTGATATAATATTCGCTTACAAAAGAGATGTATCCTATCGTACCACGATATTCTACAGGATGTAGCAATTCAAACGGTGGGGTTTTCATCGTTAATAGGAAGAGCAGGAAGACTTAATACTTGTTCCAAACGTTTATTTTGTCTCAAACAATAAGACAACTGTGCTTGCAATGCTGCTTCATTTTCTTCGTGTCTATCAACGATTTCTAGAAGATTTTCTACTGCTGATCGTAGAGATTGAATCTCCAACATCAGGTTCTCATCAATGTTCATTGGGTGGTTGCCTCATGACTAGTTAATTATACAGTAATATCTATGTATTGTAAAGCATCATGCAAATTCTGTAGCCGCAACACCTTTGACAAAGATGCTGTCAACAACACGCTGAAGGCGTTTCTCTGTCTGCTTACCATAGTTAGTAAAGACAGGAACAGTGACAAAACCAGTACGTTTGCGATAGAATTGCAGTTGACCAGCAGGAATCTGACCAGAGGCAATATCAGCAGCATCTTGACGATCGAGACGAATAACACGACCGATGGTTTGTGCCATCTCAATCACAGGCAAATTGCGAAGCAAAATGGTGTGAGTGAGACCAGGCACGTTGATACCTTCAGACAAGATGCTGTAGTGGAACATGATGAACTTACGGTTGGAATCTTTGCCCCAAGTATCAAGAGTATCAAAGAACTCTTGGCGACCAACTTTAGTCTTGTTCACATATGCACCATGCTTACTAGTAATGTGCAACACATCATAACCACGGTCAGCAAACTCCTGCATTACATTAGTGCCAGTAAGTAATGCCCACAAGACACGAGTGTTAGGAGCAGCAACCAAGATCTTTTGTGCTGCATCATCATCTAGTTTCTTGATGATGTCAATTAGAACCTCACGGTCATTCTCTGCAGCAAGCAGAGACTTGTTACGCTCGATGTCAACAACGTGTGGCAGAATAGTAGGTGGGATGATGCTACCATTGTTGACAAGTTCAGGAGCAGGAACATTGATTAGTTCTGGACCATACACATCAGTATTGTTCATACTGATAACACCACTACGATACTTGGGAGTAGCAGTAAAATAGTATGCTTGCTTGGCAGTCAATGAAGCAGCAGCAACTTCTTTGAAGAAATCACGGCGAACAGAATTGTGTGCTTCATCATAATAGATGGTGTCAACATCAATACCTGCTTCATTAATACGACGCAATGAGTTGTAAGTAGTGAAGATCAGTTGGTGAGTGTTAGCAGCATCACACACAGCATCATGACAACGAATCTTGTCAATCTTGGTAGTGCTGTTACCATCAACCTCACCACTATGAACATGCAAGGAACAAACATTGACCTTACCATTCAGTTCAGCAAAGAACTCTTCATACAACTGCACTGACAGCAGAATGCGAGGAGAAACCACTACAATGGTTTGTGGGCGATCTGCCTGCTGCAAACGACGCAAGGTGTCAAGGATCATCACAAGGGTCTTACCACCACCTGTAGGACAGGTAAGGCGACCAAGACCTGCACGAAGCAAAGCGTTGAGCATACGCTGTTGGTGTGGGCGGAGGGCGAAGGTCAAATGGTCTCTTGCGTCGTTAAGACAATTATAGTGCATAAAAAAGGGGGTGTGCAACCCCCTGTGACACTTTTTAATTGTCCACCCATGTGGTGTCTATGTCAATCTTCTGGTTTAGTTCCAAGTGGAACAGTATAATAATGTGCTAACTCATCATTAGAATAACACACAGTTCCTTCAGAGATTACACATGCAAAAATATAATAATCTGCATCTCCATCAGTATTCTTTGGGAAGTTATCAAATGCATAGTTTACTGCTTCATCATCAGTATTAAACTCTATGTACACAAATTCATTATGAAAGATCTTTTGATATACATCACTATCTAAATTGAATTTATATGCAGCATAAACTTCTTTTAGTTTTTCTACATCAGTACAGGTATTTGGACCTGTCATTCTTAACATCAAATATGTTTTACCTGTATCTCTAGTCGTTTCTTCTAGAAATGTTAAAAAATCTAATGCTTTCATAATTAACCCCCTACTGTATATGATTCAAAATCAAAGTCTAACATTTTCTCGTCTAATCTATACTTACTAATGGTTTCAGATAGTTCACGAGCTACCGTTTTGCCATACTTATCAATTTGAGACTTTCTTGCTTTCATTTGCAATAGTTTCTCTGCCATAAGTTTATCTGCTTCAGATGAATGAAGCGTTGTAATGGTAGACCAAAATGCATCTGTAGAGAGATATTCTAAATCTTTAAGTTCATCAGTTGCAGCCCACTTGTTAGGATCAACTGGAAATGGCATTTCAGCCAGATATGCTAACCATTCAGCACGATCCTCAAATTGATCTTGTGCTTTTGGAATAGTTCTTAAAGTAGCACGATATGTGGTCCACTGTTCTTTATGCTCCCCATCATAATCGGGAAGCATTCTAAAGTCAGTAATCTTTAATAAATTATTTCTTTCTGCTTTTCTTTTTGCTTCTTGACCTTCAGCAAAATTGTCAGTTTCGGCAATATTTACTAGATCAGATTCCAGACTCATTGCCTGTTGCTCTGTACGAATCCAGCAAACTGCTTTCGCGATCTCAAAAACTTCAGTGGCTTCAGCATATGTTAGTTCATTAAACTCATACTTTCTATTTGTAACTGTTTTTGTAGCAAAGTCAAATTTAGAAAGTAATCTCTGACAGAAGTATTCACCATCATTAAACATTGCAAAAATTTGCAATTTATCTCCTTCATTATGCCACACAGGACTTAATGCTTCCTGTAGGGCAGTAATGTGCTCATCTTTCAAAGTGAGAGTTGTATATGTACCATCTCCAAGACGAAACAAACATAATTTATCTGGAAGATTGAGTTCAAATATAGAATGCCTTTCATCTGCTGGATCTAGCACGGCATCTACAACAAAATCATCCTCATTGAAACCTTGGTTTAATTTAAATTGTGCCATATTAAGCGACTTGTATGAACCATCCTGTCAAAATGTATTTAGTGCCAGACAAAACTGTATTGCCTTTATGAACGTGAGTGAGACCTGCTGGAAAGATAACTAACGTTCCCTTTTCTGGTTTAATTCTTCTCTTCTGGTACAAAAATTCAGTTTCGCCACCAGCATCATCATCTAAATCGTTAAGATAGATCATCCAAACTAACTCTCGATTTTTCATATCGAAAGCACCAGATTCATAATGCCATTGATGATATCCTCCACCTTCTTCAGTTTTCTGCATTTTGATATCAGGATTCATCATATGAATACTCTGAAGTTGACCATATGTCCTGCAATAGTCATTAAAACATGCAGTTAGATATTGATTAACTCCATATGTTCTTTTTGAATCTGCATAATTTAAAAGAATCTGTTTATCATCTCTTCCCAAATTTTTATTTGATGAGAATTGTGCTGTTCCGTCCCAAACTGCATATTCTTCAGAAATTTCTTGTTGTTTGAATCCTAACGCATCCCATTCATTTTCAATTTCATCAAATTTATCAATTAATTCTTCGCAAAAATAATCAGGAACAAACTTTTTCCAAACACCAATAAAATCATCAAAGTGTCCATCTTTCATGGACACCATCATACTTAATGGCTTTACAGGTTGCGTCTGTTTTTTATCTATCAATGCCATAGTAAATTCAATTAGTTAATTAGAATGCACGTATAATCCATTTCGCTCTGGTATATGGTGTTACTAGAGGAACTTTATCCTGCGGAGATAAGGCAGGAATTGGAATAATCTGTGTTGTAGTATTTAGTGAGAACTGTCCAGGGAAGATATCCAAACCAAGTTCTTCTGCGGTGAACATAATTTCAACTGTCTCTCCTGCTCCAGGAACAGGAACACCAAATTCAGATGTATCAGGAGGTAATGTACCATATACAGAACCATATCCTGGAGAGTTTCCATAAGTGAAGTTAGCATCATCATCTGTATTAACAGATCCAGAAAGATAGTGAGTATGTTTCTGTGTTTGTCCCGTATTAGATTTGAAAGATTTAACAGTTGCAATAGTTCCAAATGGACTCACTGATCCAACATATCGATCATCGGGAGCGAGATCAATATATTCGTCTATCTCGTTCATGCCGCCACCATCCCAGTTATCCTCATTATTACCATTAATTTGATCACCAGGAGCAATACTAGTCTTGAATGGCGTAACTTCTCTGTCACCAATTGGATATCCCCAATAAGAAACTGGTTCATTATCGGGTGGTTGTGGAATCACGTTCAATAATCCACCGTATGAGATAGAAACTGTACCCGTTGTTGCACCAGCAGAATTCCATGGAACAGCACCAGAGGTCTCACCAGGATCTAGTCTAGCATGAACTGCCTCATGTTGGTGATAAGGGACTTCAACTAATTTAACACCAACACCTCTATCAAGTGAAAGTATGTTAGTAACGTTGCCAGGTTGTCCGATAGTTGCAGAACTAGGAACTGTAAATTCAATTAATCCGTTGATATTTTCATAACCAGTGGTAACAATCTGTCCAATATTAAAGAAATCACTTTCAATTGGAGGATCGCCATCTGCTACCTGTTCTGGTGGATCAACAGCAGGATCATCAATAGTATCAATATACCAATATCCACCTTGTGATCCAGCAATAGTAGCACCACCACCAGGATTTCCATCTGGAGCATATTGTGCAATTACAGATGGTGAACCACCCTGTTGTCCATCAATAGCTCCTGTACCAAGAACTTTTCTATTCCTAAAATCAGGAAGTGCGAAATTAGCTGAACTACCGCCATATGTAGTGCCAATTGCTTCATATAACATTGGATATAGATTAGAAGAAAGAGTATCTCCATTACACTCAATCCATCCATGGAATCTAGAATTTAGTTTACCATCAAGATTACCAAATCCAAAATTATCAACAGTTGTAGCATCTTTAAATACAGCAACAACAGAACCAATTGGTAGTCCCAATCTTTCAGTAAATTCACTATACCAAATACTGCGTTTTGGTTCTACTGCTCCAATTGGAGTAATTACTGTCCAAGTGGTTGAGAATGCTCCCAAGAAAACATTTACTTGTGTTGGTAGTCCAGGAATTTCATTTGATACTACTCTTAATTGTATGCTATCACCACTTGCAACATCTATAGGACTAGATGCTGTTGCCTGAACCCATCCACCTCCAATATTAACTGATGCCCCGCCAGTTACATAAAGAGGAATAGTCGCTGCAGCAAATCCTGTAGCAGTTTGAACATTTGAAGTAGTAACAACAGAAGGTCCAGTTGCAGTTACAGTAAAAAATTCAACTGCATTTGGATCAGTTCCAGGATCACCGTCATTTGTAATTATCCAAGCAGGAACAGTATAATCTCCAACTACTAGATAAACATTTGCTACATCACCAGCTTCTGCACCTGTTGTATATTTGATGTATATTTTATCTGCATTATTAACAGTTGGAGCACCAGCTGATTGATTATAAGAACTTACCAACACATCATTGAGATAAAGATCCAATTCAGAGGCAGGAGTAGCATCACCAGGAGCTTCGCTGAAATAGATTGGAATATCTGCACCAATTCCACTAATATAGAAGTTTTGACTGTCATTAACAGTAGATACAACTTCAGTTAGAGGAACAGCATCATCTATATTATCAAAAATAAATGAATTTGGATCGGTTACTGGTTCCAATTTTGTCTTAATTTGGAAAGGTGCAGGAGTTCCTGCACCAACTGTCACAGTCATAGTTACTGGAGTATTATAAGAAT